TTTTGTGGCAAGACCTGCACCTGCACTAGCTAGTGTAATACCTGTAAAAACTTTCATAGGATCTATTGCACCTTTTGTTTTAAATAAATTTGCTGCTTTAGTAAAAAGACTTGTTGGAGCTTTATTAGATAGGGTATTGATAGGTAAACTATTTTTTAATTTTTGTGCCTCTGTTAATCTACCAAAATTAACCATGTTTTTTAAATTTGAAAAACGACTTAAACCTTGGCCTTTGGCAAACATACCTTGTCCACCTAAAGCACTTGATCCACCAAGTAAATAAGCACCTCCAACTAATAATGCAGCTCTACCTATTGGTGATTTTGCAACTTTCTTAACTGCTTGTGCAGCTTTTTTAAAAGGTCTAGTTATTGATCTAACAAAACTTCCAAAACCATACGCACGTCTACCATCTGCACCCATGATACCACCGTAAGCAGCCATCTCTCTTTTAGGTTGCATTGTGCTAGCTTGCATTATACCTTCTTGCATTTCAGGTTGCATTTGTTCATCTTGTTGTTGTGACATCATCTGCATCATTAATTGTTTATAAGCATCAAAAGTTGTGCCTGGAGGTACATCACCTTTTCTTAAAGCATCCATAAATAATTGATATAGCTCTGCATCCATATTTGGTGCTGATGCCATTTCTTGTTCTTGAGGAATTTGATTTCCTTCTATTTTTAAATTAGGTGCTCCTGCTTGTAATTCTTGATCCATAACTTCTCCTCCCATATCATAACCTATTCTACCACCGTTTGCAGCAAAAATTGAAAGTCCTCCAATTTCATTAATACGCGCCTTATCAGCATCCGTCAAGGATGCTCTTGTAAATTGTGCTGTGAAAGGACTAGCTTCATCTTCTTTTGTAGTAGCTGCAGTGTCCGCTGTTGTTGGTGGTACATAAACTTTTGATATGTAATTCTTAGTATTATTATCTTCTCCATCTCCACCACCTGTATCTGTAGTAGGAAAACCTCCTACAGTGTCTTTATAATTACTCATGGCTGCGTCTGTAACGGGACCAAAATATTGTGAACCTATAGAACCAGGATTATAGTTACCTAATGCAAGGTTTTCTATTGTAGTCGCTATTTCATCTTGTTCCTTTAAATAGTCTGGTGTTATACCTGTAACTCTACTTAGCATTGGCATATAAGAAATAAATCTCATAAGCCCTCTGTCCAATTTATTAGGTCTATTATAATTAAAACGATTTTTTTCAAAAGCTTTTTTTGCTTTTTCTTTTTCTTTTTCAGCTTTTTTTTCTTCTTTACTTCTTGTTTCTATTGCAGATCTTGCATCTGCAAATTGTCGATCTGTTCCTCCAGGTGCTTCTCCACTATCTATTGGATTATTTCCGCCATCTGAATAAGTACCTGCACCAAAATCAGATTCTTTACCACCTTCACCTGCATCAGGTCCATAATATCCTGGTCTTTTACCGTCAGATCTTTTTCTAGCTAATTGAAAAGTAGTATTACCAGGGGATCCACCTTCTGCTAATAATTGTCGTGCTATTTGTGCTCTAGTTATTGCCATAGTCTATGTTGTTACTTCTCGTGGTTTAATCTCTAATGCAGACAAAACTACATGCAAACGATTTGCTGTAGCTGCTGTAACTTTAATAATTTCACTTTCCTCTATGACTAGAGGCGCAGTCAATAATTCAACTGTAGCGTTAGCGCTGATAGTTTTAGTCTTAAACAAACTAAAAATAGCGGAACTTGTATTAGTTAATGATACAGTAATTGTGTCTGAATTACCAGAGTCTTCTGACACTAAAATTGATTTAATTACAGCGGTTGTAGCTGAAGGTACAGTATACAAAGTAGTAACACTAGTGCTTGTTAAATCTACTTTTTTGTTTACAAATGAGTTAGCCATTAGTTTAAAAAAAAGTTAAACGCTTCAATTTCATCTTTAAGATCTTGTTGAAACGTAGTATTAAGTTTTTGTAGCACAGCATCTAAATCTCTATTTAAAGACTGAGCATTTAACTGATTATATTCTTTTGATGGAAATGTTAATACCTGTGTTATTCTAGCCATTATCTTCTTCCGTCTGGTTGTATATCTAATCTAAACGTACCAAGTTTCCAAAACTGACCTGTGCTTGTGTTAGATACTTTTAATGATATAGCACGAGCTCTTGCTCTTGTGTCTATCTTTTTAGTGCTTGTTGTAACTGTAAAAGGTCCTAATGCTGAACTTGCTTCTACATCAGTTGGAAAATCTCTTAACTGTAATGTAACTGTTGCGTCTCCTGTTTGAGATAAAAAATCTGGTATGACTCTACTTATTTTCATCATGTATTCGCCATCACCTTTTGTGCTTGCTCCACCTTCTTTAGTAATAGATATATCAAAATCTCCTGATTCTATGTTTGCAGCAATAGCAGTCTCGGCTCCTTCTTTAACTTGGTTTAATCCTTTTTCGTGTTCATAGTATATAGAAACACCATCTGTATTTCCTTGCACATAAGTTGATGAAGTTGATGAACCATTTGTAGAGGTGTCATACTCTGTTGCATGTGGTTTACCAAAAATAGCAGAGTCTGACCAAGCCGTTCTATTTAATGTACCTGTAGTCCAAATAGGTCTTTGAGCTGAAGAATCAAAATAATTATATGTTACAACTCTGTTAACAACATTACTACCTGAGGATACATAAAACCAATTTATCTCACCAAACAAATTATTTAGTCCTGCATTGATGTGTTGTTTGGGTGTTAAATTTATATCATCAAAAACAAAATCTTCTACTAAACATGGTAATGATTCTAACTGTCCACCATATCTAAAGAAACCATTTTCTGACATCCAGTAAACTGTACCATCAACTTCAACGGCTGCATTTTTACCTATCAATCCACAGTTAGTTCCTACTTGTTCAAAGGCAAATGTAAAAGGTGCACCAACAAAACGCATTAAAAATAATGCTGTGTCGGTCCATACATAAATTGCATTTCTACCTCTAAGTGCGCCCATGATCCGTGATCCGTCGGCCAGTCTTTGTGTACCAGCACTATTGGTTGCAGTAGGTGTATAATCTGTAATATCTTCTTGAGAAGAAAATCTTATAAACATTTGATCTTGTGTAGATTTAGTTCCAATAGTTGTTTCAGTTCCAAAAAATACTAAGTGTCGATCTGGTGTAGATACTAACATATCACGTGACGCTGTAGGTGCACCACTTGCAATTGCTGCTCTTGTTGTAGCTGCATTTGTTGCATCTGAATCCCATGTAAATGTTTCACCACCAAATATGGTTGCAACTAATTTATTTCCAAAGTTATCTAGTGACCATAAACCTGGATCTGTAACAATATCTCCTGATGGAGCTGCACCCCAACCTGAATAACCAGAAGAATCTGTAACTGTTGCACCTGATGAATGTAATGCTGCCGTGGTTCCTGATGCACCACGCGTTAATCCAGATAAAGTATTACCGCTTTTAGAACTATATGTAATAAGTTCTGATCCAATAGTTATAGTGCCTGATGATGGAAAAGAAGTAGCACTAGCTAAATTTAAACTTGTAACTGATGCATTAATATCTCCATCTAATGTAGATAAGAATTGACCTGATTGTGTTCCGCCCCATTGACCTAATGACCAACCAGTAGCAGCAACTTCAACCGCAGGGCCTACTCTAAAATAAGCTTGTACTCTAACACCACCAGAAGTTGTTGCACCGGATCCACTTTCATTAGAATCTAAAAGAATTGTACAAGTTGTGTCTGTTGGAATAGATTTAATTTCAAATTTAACATCTTCAAAATTTGTAGAAATATAATTAGAATTAGTGATAGCTGTAAAATTATCACATAAAATAACATCACCTATATTTAATCCGTGATCTGATGCAAAAGTTATTGTGACTGTCGCTGATCCGTTTGTAGTTGTAAATGCACTTGTTAAAGTTGATGTTGCTCTTATAGGATGAACATCATAAAAGATACCACCCGAATAAACATATAAAATTTTATTGGTTCCTAACGCAGCATATTTAATACCTGATGCGTTTATGAAATGATGTATAGCTGTGTTTCTTCCTGTAAGTTCTGTAGAACCTAATTGTGCCCAGCCACCTATTTTTTCAGGTGTGCTATATCTAAACCTAACATTGTCACCATCTATCCATTGGTTTTCACCACCTGTTGCAGTAACCTGTTTATTGAATCCCGGCAAAAAAGCCACTTTTTGTAACATATGTATCCTAAATTATATTAAATTGCGTTGTGAATCAACGTTTACATAGGATTAAAAAAACTTAAAAAGACTATGGTTTAGTTGGCCAAGTAGCGTCTGTACATTTAGCAACAGTATCTTTACCAGCAGGTAAATCTCTAAGAGCTTGTCTGTAAGTTCTCATATCGCTTGAAATAGCATTACCTTTTTCAAGTTCTGATAAAATTTCCCAATCAAATTCTTTTAAAAGACCGTCTCTTTTAGTTCTAAGTTCAGCCAAAGCTCTAGCAGGAGCTGCATTAGCCCAAGCCGTTTCTTCGTTATCTCTAGCTGTTTCCTCAGCTGCTGTAAATTGTATTCGCTCTCCGTTAACTAGTTTGTATCTAGGCATATTTGTTCTCCTTGTTGGTTGTTATATATTAATTTAAGTATTTGTAAAAGCATTAATTTACTCCATAAAGGCTAATAGATCCAGCATCTATATTACCTGAACCCATAGTAAATTGAATGGCGTCTACTGCGGAAGTTGTGTTTCCATAACCAGCACCATATTGAATATTCACAGCATTTGAACTTCCATAACTTGTTACTTCCCAAATTAAATGTTTAACAAAAGTTGTTGATGATGGTTCAAATAAACGCAAAAATCCTGAAACACTTTCATCATTACCATTTCCAATATTTTCAACAAGAGCTTGAACTCCTGTGCCTTGTGCTAAATCTAACCCATCTAAATAATCTAATTCAGTAGAACTATTTCCCTCATCATGAAAAGCCCTAATAACAGTTGTTGTTTTAGCAACATTATAATTACTTCCACCATCAACAGATAAATTAAAAGTAAAAGTTGTATTATCAGTAGCTGGATGAATATTATTAAAATAAAATATGTATTCTTTATATGTGCTATCTAATACTACTGCACTAGCACCATCAACAAAAGATATACTTGCTGAACTACTAGCAGTTATTTTTTTAATTAATGTTAAATCACCAAGTCCCGTTATGCTACCAAAAGCAGTTGCGTTCTTTACACCATTATTATTTAATTTAACTATGCTCATTATGATTTACTCAATCCATACATTTTGATTACGCCACTATCTATATTTCCTGAAGCACCTTTAAACTGTAAAGCATCAATAGCTGAAGTAGTATTAAAGTATCCAGCTGCATAACTATTTCTTGATATATTATCAGATGTACTCGTATTAAAACTACCTGTAAAATGTTTTACAAATGTTGTGCTACTAGGGGAAAATAAGTATAAATATCCTGATGTTGACTGATCGTTGTCATTACCAGGTCCACCAATTAATGTTTGAAATGCTGTACCTTGTGCTTGGTCTCTACCTGTTTTATACGCAAGTTCAGTACTACCATCAGCTTCAGCGTGTTGTGCTCTAAAAAAAGTTGATGTTATTGTAGTATTATAATTAGAGCCACTGTCTGTACTTCCTTGAAATTGTAAATCTATATTATCACTAGCTGTGTGTATGCTTATTAACTTAAATATATAAGTATCATAAGTGCTATCAATACTTGATGTAAAAGATGATGACGATACTCCTGATGTAATAGTGTTTGTGGTAATTAAATTTAAACCACCACTAGGAATACTAGCTGCTGCTGTAATAGCACTTATAGAATTGTTATTGTATTTAACTAATGCCATATAATTTTATAACTCCACTATCTATATTGCCACTAGACATGCTAAATTGTATAGCATCTATTGCACTAGTTGTATTAAAATATCCTGCTACATAACCATCTTTTGCTCCAGTAGCAGCTTGTGAAGTTCTTGATATAA